TAATTGTACATAAATTTCTCTTTCAAATGGTATCATACTATCTAGTTCTGTTAAACTATATTTGTGATGTTGCATTAAATTGAAATTTGTTATATAGTGATTTTCAAGACTTTCGTGACACAGGCTTATGCGAAAAAATCTTCTACTCCACTAAGATTAACATTTTCACTACAACTACATTTTTCACAAATGAATTTAAATTCATGTCTTAAATAAGGCATAGTTTGAAAGAATTCTCGTATCATATTAAATTGTTTTGAACTCAAACTATTTAAAAATTCATTTAGTTCTTCTTGTGTATGATCATCGGTGTAAAAAACTTCTTCACCTTGATAAATCATTTCAATATTTTTTGTAATTACTTCAAATATCTTATCTAAAGCACCGTCAGTCGTATTTTCTGTTTGAGCAAATATATTAAGCATATCTACATTTGGATATCTCATGACCACACCAATTTCATTTGACAATTCTATTTTTTTAGTGTGTCCTTCTCTTGCTTCAGGTTTGATGTCATTTAAGTTGATTGTTACTTCTTGAACGTGTTTACATTCTTCACCTTTTTCATTTTTATCTTCAGGATGTTTAAATTTTAATACTATTTCTTCTCCTACAGATTGACAACGAATCTGTAGAAAAATATATTGTATATCAAATAATGGTATTTTTTCAATATCAATATCACCTATAACGCAATTGGTGATGAGTTGCTTCATTGCTCTCATCATTTCGTTATCATCATTACTTTCTAATGCCATCAACAAAAGTTTTTCCTCTTTCACCAAGAAAGGTCGAAACGTTATCGTTTCGCCAGTTGATGTAAGAGTCAATTCATGTGTTGGTGCATTAAGCACCGGTAAAGCCATAATATCTCCTAATTAGCCTGTGTCACAAATCGTTTACCCAACAGGGGTAAGCGGATTAAAATCAAAAATTTCAGATTCAAAATCATCAGTATCCCTTGAATCTATATCTACCTTTTTCCATTTTCTGTATGCCATAGTGACAGTAAATTTCATAAAATCAGTAGAACTGTCCATGGATAGAGTTACCACGCTCACATTTTGCGGAAATGCTTCAAATAATATACATTCATATATCAAAGCGTTTCTTTCATTTAATACTTGAATATTTACTTCACCTACTAAATCATCATAGTAACTCATATCAAAAGTGTCTATGTCTTGAATTAAATCAACCCAATCGTCAAATATTCTTTTTTCTTGCATAGAATCTTGAGTCACCATAAATTGCATAGAGGTATCAACAAAACTTGTATTGTATGGAATCTTTCGTGGTGGACCATAAATTCGAGTAGAGGTATCAGCCATATTAACAGTTCTACCTGGTAATTCGCAAGACTGACACATGTACTGAAGTCTTTCTGAAATTCTATATGCTGAATTGATTAATCCTGTTGGAAAAGTTATTTTTGGGATATATCTATTGACAGGTACAGGTCCACCAAATGTTTTTAATTTTGATTTGAAATTTCCTATGTCTAACATTAAATCATGCTCCTACTATCGTTCCAAACGACAAGTTTACTTTCTTTTTTGAATCTTTCTGTTGGTAAAAATAAAGCAATTTCTTTTTCATCATCGTCTATTTGAACCACCTTGGAACTTATATGTTTATATAAATATCTTTTGACTGTTGGTTTTATTTCTTTTATTCTTGATAATGCTTTCCAGTTTATGCTCTTAGACTTATCAATTTCATCCATTAATTTTGCTCTGAGCATTGGCGGTAAATAATGAAAGTTGCAACCTATAAACCCATCTGGTTTAAAATCGAATACAAGAACAAGAGGAAATCTATCGTAGTATTTTAAATCTTTTTTATATTTTGGATCATAAAAATAAGCGAAGATTGTGCCAGGACCAATTTTGTTCTTACTTACTTTATTGGATTTATTGTAAAATTCATCAGCCGTATCTACCTGGGTAAATTTATTTCTCAATTCAGATTTTAAAGCCCTGCCTCTCCTAGCAAACCAATCTCTTGCATTTCGAGTTTTAGCAATTGTTTGATTTCTATTCAAGGCATTTCGTAATTTGTCTAAGAAAGTTTCTTCAGCCATACTATTATTTATTGTTAAAGAGATGGTCTTCTGTTAAAATCTGAAATTTCCAACCACGATTCTTGCAAAATTCTTCAGCCGCCTTCCATTTTGCTTCATTTACACCATACGTGTAGACTTCTTTTAAATATCTTTTTGTTACTCTTGTTTTTTTTCTTGGTGTGATTGTTTGTGCTTTTGGTTTTATCTCAATGAGTATACCTTCTTTTATTCCTTGCGAATTTCTTATTTGAATCCAAAAATCTGGAAAATATCTATGTACTTTTTTATCGATAGGTGAACGATATGGTATAATAATCTCTTCACTTGACCATTTAAGAACGTTTGTATTTTCATCACAATACATCATGAATTTACGTTCCCAAAGTGACCGATAAACAACTTTAGTCGGGTCACCTTTGTATTTAGATAAGTTTTTTACTTTATATGATCCTTTGTAAGCCATACTAAATATGTATATTAGGAGAAAAATGTCAAACCCAGTAGTCGCAATACAAAAAGAAACAAATAGATCCAAAGGACAACACCTGAGATATCCAAGACAACTTGGAGGATCAGGAGATAGTAGAGGGCATGGTCAGAAATTTGCTTTGTTTAAATTCAAAGAAATACAACCAGGAGGATCATCTATAGCATTAGATACTGTAGCCTTGTTGTTACCAAGTGCTTTGCAAGATGCTTATCAAGTAGAATATTCAGATGCGCCTATGGGTTCTATTGGTGCCGCCGTTACTGGAATTGGTGTTGGTGCTGGTCAAGTTGGAGATTTTAGTTATGATGCAGTAATGAATACTCTTGACAATGGTATGAGGTCTATAAATTCTAGTTTGGTCGGTCAAGTTCTTGCGAAAAAGGCATTGTCTGCCTTGCCTGGTATTTCTTCTGCTGATAATCCTGGTGTTGCTGGTCAGATAGTGACTTCCGCTACAAATAAAGCAATAAATCCATATGTCACATCAGTTTTCAAAGGAATTGGTTTTAGAACTCATAATTTCACGTTTAGGTTGACTCCTGAAAGAGACACGGATTCTAACACTATCAAAAAAATTATAAGTATGTTCAAAGAATCGATGTTACCGGAAGACATACATTCAGAAGGAACTAAAAATCCTCATTCGGACATGAAAAAACAAGGTAGAGATACAGGATTGCAAAAACTTCCATTTAGATTTGATATTAGATTTTATCCTTTAGTACGAGATTATCAAGAACCTGATGAAGAATTTCTTTTTCGAATACAAGATGCATCTATGACAAGTTTTACTATTGATTATTCGTCTGAAGGAGGAATATCTTTTTATAAAAAAACTGGAGCACCACAGACGGCTACATTAAATATGACATTTATAGAATCCAGAATTTATACTAGAGAACGCCATGAAGCAGAAACTAAAAATTGGAATTCTTTGGCGTATAATGGAGAACCAAGATGAATCCTCAAATTGCACTAGCATCTATTGGTGGTTCTGGATCTATACTTAAATATCCTCTCGATGTTGGTGAGGATAAAATTAGTGGTCATCAGCATTTTATGATAATATCAGAATATGAATATAAAAAACATAATAATAAAGGAAGAGATGCCTTGTTTAATTTTAAACAGGCGACACAAGGTGCTGGATCAGGAGAAGGTTTTTATAAATCAGTCAATAATTACGCTTTATACTTGCCTGCCGGATCAATAAAAACACAATACAGTGCAGGTCACTCTCCAACTGATTTTGGGTTTTTTGGAGCATTGTTGAATACGGAAGCAAACGACATTTACAAAAGATTAACTGCTGGTGCTGAAGGAGAAAGTGCATTAGACTTTTACACTAGAGCCGGTTCTGCACTTTATGAAGAATTGAGCCCTGGTGTTGAATCATATGATTTTAAAACAAAGTTTGGATTTAATATAGGGGAAGCAATTGGTGCCTTAGCATTGTCTGGTGATGCTGAGAAGGCCTCATCTATCGCATCAATATCAATGAGAAAACAAGCAAATCCTTATACGACTTTAGTTTTTACAGGTGTTAAGACAAGAAGACAACATGATTTTGCTTTTGATTTTTACCCTAGAAATGATAAAGAATCTGTAGAAATTTTAAAAATCATAAATGGTCTAAAAGCAGGAATGCTTCCGAGTTTAAAAAAATCTGGTAGAGTAGATAAAAAAATTGTTGAAGTGGAGAAAAATATACCTACTTCTCCATTAACTTATAAAGTGAAAGAAGAGAGAACTATAAATGGTGGAGGATTGTCTTCTGCTTTTTTTGATTATCCTAGAGTTTTTAGAATAAATTTTTTCAAAAAAGGAGGAAAAAAGAACGAGTTTCTTCATAAAATAGGACAGTCGTTTATTTCCAATTTAAAAGTTACATACGGAGAAGGAGAAGTTCAATCATTTTTCAAAGAAACAGGTGCTCCTACTCATGTTAAACTTGATATAAGTTTTAAAGAAAACTTTGCATTATCGAGGCAATCTGTAGAAGAAGGATTTTGATGTCAGAATATTTTCAAAATTTACCAACAATATTTTATAATATAGAAAAAACAAAACCCTCTCGTTTTTCAAGAGCAACTAATTTAACTACTAGGAGCAAATTGAGAGAGTCCATCAGAAAAAATATTGTAGCATATTATCCATACCAAATTCAAGATGGTGACAGACCTGACATAATAGCAGAAAAATACTATGGTTCAGTCAATTATACTTGGTTAGTATTAATGGCTAATGATATTGTCGATCCTTACTATGGTTGGCCATTATTCGGTGTAAATTTTCAACGACATGTTAAAGATAGATACGGTTCTATAGCCACCGCACAAAGTACCGTACATCATTATGAGCAAATTTTGAGAACTGAAGTCGCAAAAACCGCTGATACTCCTAAGATATTAGAGAGAACAGTTGTAGTTGATGCTACAACTTATAATGACCTTGCATCAGATTCTAGAAGATCCATCACACAATATGATTTTGAAGTAATAGAGAACGAAAAAAAGAGAAATATTGTTTTAATAGAAGATATTTACGCTAAACAAATTCTTGATGAATCCAGAAGGCTTTATTCATAATGACAGAAAAAACTCAACAAACAAAATCTAGTTCTTTTAATGCTATAATGAGAAATTATAGAGGAACAACAACTGATATAACGGATATTGTTGGTCAATTGGAGATTCATGAATCTTTAGATAGTGAAACTACCATGGGAAAAATATTCATAATTGATTCTGAAGCATATGAAGAACGAATTCCTATTATTGGTCAGGAATCTATCATTTTGACATTTGAAAGCCACCTTCATAAAGGTGATATTAGAAGACATGAATTTATCATTTATAGGATGTCTGATAAATTTTCTGATGGAAAGAATCAACTTTATACGTTATACTTTGTGTCTGAAGAATATATTGCGAATCTTAAATATAAAGTATCTAAATCATATAGAGGAAAATTGAATGGTGATATAGTCTATGACATTTATACAAAATATATTTCTAATAAAGTTTCTAATCCAAAAGACTTGCACATAGATGATTCAGTCAATCAGGATTCTGCCGTTTACACCATGCAGTTTGTTATGGGCAATTTTAGACCATTTCAAGCCATCAATTTAGTGGCAAAAAGGTCTGTTCCAGGAAGAGGTCTAGGAAAATATATTTTTTACGAAGACAAAAGCACATTTAACTTTAAAAGTGTAGAGAGTTTATTAGATCCTATTAAGCCAAATACAGATTTAGACAGAGAAATTAAAGAAAATCCATATGGCGGAGACAGTACACTACAAAACCCAAGAATTCGAAATGCATTGTTTGAGGGTAAGAATATTAGAAAAGTTGAAACTCCTGCAGATCCAAAACTTCAAGAAACTATTCCAGTAGCGACATATGTTTTAGTGCCGTCTAATGCACATCCTGTAGATTTGAATACTGGAGAGCAAAACATTTCTACTTTCAAATTTTCTTCAACATTTGATGTAATTTCAAATCTTGTTGGAGGTATGTATGGCTCTAGATTGCTTACATATGATCCAATTTCTCATAGAATAGGAACATTAAATAACATTGGTGCAAAACAGTCGTTTTT